CTAGAAATGACGATGAACTGGAACATTTTATTCAGTTTAGGGGAATTCAATATACAAGAGGAAGCCGAAAAGATAAGGGCACCAGACATAGTTTGGGAGTAGTTACAATGCCTATTCCTAAGACATTGAATGTTGGTTTTGGTGCAACTTGGAGTACTAGTACTGAACTAGGTGCCATAGGTAATGTCATTGCTAGTAAATCTGAGAAGTATAAGGGCATGATTGGTGTGGGGGGCGAGTTCTCGTTGGACCAAGTGAAGCAAGTAAAGACCGACATTAGTGATGCGGGGCTTACCGATGCTATAGTAGGTAATATAAAACATAACGTGGCGGCCGCCGCGAATATCACGGGCGCGAAGGTAGGCGAAGGTATGTCTATAGGATTAGGAGAAACGCAAAACCCACATCTAGCTTGTATGTTTGAGGGTGTTAATTTTAGAGCACACAGTTTTTCTTACCAATTTGTTGCAAAAAATAGTGAAGAATCAGCAGAGCTTCAACGTATTGTTGATTTCTTTTCGGTCTGTATGCATCCTGATCTATATACCAAAGGTCACGTTTTTGATTATCCGTATGAATTCTTGATTTCTTTCGATATGGACACAAAGAAAAGATTGTATACTTTTATGCCATCTATTTTAACTAAAATGGATGTTTCATATAATGGTGTACCTGGTATACCAATTTTCTTTGAGGATACTGGAGCACCTGTTTCTGTTGATATAAACTTAGGTTTCACAGAAACATCTATTCTTACAAGGAGCACGATGTTGAATGATATGACTTATGGGCCTGTTAAGTCCGGACCTTTTGTGTTAAAAGGATAATGTTATGTCGAATTATTTCAATATCTTTCCAAAAATAGATTATGATATATCAAAATCAGGTATAACAAAAAATGTTGTTGACCTTACTGTACGTTATGCTATTAAAACAAAAATAAAGAACAGAAGTGCAACATATTATAACTATATCATTAAAGATGGTGAGAGACCAGATACTCTAGCAAACAGATTTTATGATGATTCTAAGTTAGATTGGGTTGTATTAATGGTTAATGATATAGTTGATCCTCTTTATGATTGGCCATTAAATTATCAAAATTTTAGAAATTATCTAACAAAGAAATATGGTTCTATCTCAGAAGCGCAACAAGGGGTTCATCATTATGAACAAATTGTTAGAACAGCAGGGTATCAGACAAGTAGTGCTTATGAAGGATATGATGAAATAGGTGAACCATTAAAGGAAATTGTTGTTGAAGTGGATTCAGACACATATACTAATTTAGTAGCTACTCAACCGGGTACACACCGGTCTGTATCAAATTATGATTATGAACACAAATTAAATGAAGATAAAAGAGAGATTCTCGTTTTAGACAAATACTTTTTAAATAAGGTCATATCAGAAGTAGAAGATGTGTTCAGATAAGGATATAATATAAAAATGGCTTATCGTGGACCAACTGATATTCAAGTTACGAAGATGTCGATAACCAATGGTAATAAGAGTAAAACCGTTGATATATTGGCTCTTAATACAGAACTACTTTTGTATGAAAGTTTTAAATTTAATACACTTCAAGGAACTGTGTTATTATATGATGCTTTAGATTTAATTCAAGAACTGCCTATTATTGGTGAAGAAACTTTAGAAGTTGAATGGCGTGTTCCAGATGAAGATAAATTGAGTAAATCTCCCCCCATTTACGGAGAATTTTATATCTATAAAATATCTAACCGGGTAAGAGATAAGAACTCTATGAGTCAAGCTTATGTGTTGCACTTTTGTTCTATAGAACAGTATGTAAATCTTACAAAAAAAGTAAGAAGGTCATATAAAAATACACCAGTTCATGAAATGGTTAAGAATATTCATAACGAGTTTATTAAGCAAGCTGATCTGTCGGAAGGAGCTCCTCTTTTGCGGAAGACGTTGCAAATTGAAGAAACTAAAACACAACAGACAATTGTAATACCTAATTTAACTCCATTCGATTCTATGAAATTTTTAGCAGAGAGAGCAGAATCTGGGGAAAATCCTAGTTCAACATATGCATTTTGGGAAGACCATAATCAGATTTTTCATTTTAAGACTATAGAAAGTTTCTTGGGAGGTGAGTGTAAACAAACGTATAAACTTGAACCAGCAAATGTTGTTTATACGCCAGACGATGATACAGTGGATGATGCTTTTAATATTGCGGATATCACAATTGTTAAAACGTTTGATGTGTTAGATAATATACAGAATGGTATGTATGCAAGTGAAATATTAACACATGATATGATTTTAAAGAAATATGAGACTATACAATTTGATTATAAAGAGACCTTTAAGTCGATGAAACATATTGAGGAACATAAATTAGTAAGTAACGATTCAAAAGGTTTCACAGAACTTGGTTTTGGTCAAAAAGAACATGCAAGCAGTAAAATTTTCTTACCTACAACTATGACACAACCTGAGAATGAGTATATTAAAAGTAAAACTGAACCAATTGATCCTATACGTCCTACATTTATAGAACGATTCTTACTTAAATATAATTCTCTTAAAACACAATTAAATAATATCGTTGTACACATAACTATTCCAGGTGACCATGAGAGGGTTCCGGGTGATATTATCAATTTACAAATACCAGCACCACATGGTTTAGGTGGAGGTGGATCCACGAAGGCGCCATTTCATGAAATCAAAATAGGCGGCAAATATTTAGTAACAAGTGTAAAACATAAGTGGGCCTACGACACATATTTAACACAAATGGAAATTGTTAAAGATACATATGGGGATGTGGCTGAAGTTGGTTGGCCAACGATAACACGAATTGAAAAGTGTGGTGGATAAACTCAAATGGTATTGAATTTCAAAGAACGTGAAAACCTAAAAGACTATGAGTCAGAAAAATATATTGAAGAAAAACTCATACTTTTGAATAAGGGTAAATCGTATGGACAAGTATTATTCTTGGCTGGTGGTTCTGGTTCAGGTAAAGGGTTCGCTATAAACAATTTCTTAGAAGGTAGTAAATTCAGAATTAGAGATGTTGATGAAGTGAAGAAGGGAATTTTACAATTATCCAAACTGAATAAACTTTATCCTGAGTTAAAAAACTTTGAACTTAACAATCCTGAAGATGTATATAAACTACACCAGTTTGTTAAAGATGCGGGTATTATGGATAAACGACTCAACAACCTACTCAAGGATGTAAAGTCGGACAGGTTACCCAATATTCTTTTTGATATGACGTTCAAAGACATTCGTGATTTACACAACTTTCTACCCAAATTATTAATGGTAGGTTATGAACCTAAGAATATCCATATCGTATGGGTTCTAACAAACTATGAACTAGCGAAAAAAAGGAATGAGTTCCGAGGTAAAATACCTGGTGGACGTATGACCGCGCCGGAGATAGTATTAAACACAGCAAGAGGTGCAGCGGTAACCATGTTTCGTATTATACAACATGGTCCACCAAATGGTATTAATGGTGCAATACATGTCGTCTTAGGTAATGACAAAAATATCATCTATCATGTTAATAGTAAGGGTGAAAAATTGGATGGTGAAAGAGATCCTGTAACTGGAAAACGAATAAGACCTATAGTCGTTAAAAGTTTTGCATATATTAGAGTTAAAGAAGAAGGAAAACCACATGGTGGTTATACACAATTTAATAAGGAACTATTGAAGTGGATAATGAACAACGCTCCAGCGTCAGCAGTGAAACAGATAAAAAAAGAAATGGATTAAACCCTTATGAAATCTCTTTAGATGAGTTAAAAAGGGTTGCCGAAGATAATGGTGGTAAGGTAACACTATTCGACCTCTTCCTTACTTCTAGTGAGTATAAAAAGTTGGCTACAGACTGGTCTAGAAGGCATGGTCTTTTAGCATTTTGGAAAAAGATGGAGAAAAAATATGACAAATAATTATATGGGATTTGACAATTTTGTTTGGTTTCAGGGTGTCGTAGAAGACCGTGGTGATCCATTGATGTTGGGTAGGTGTAAGGTTAGGTGCCTAGGATTTCATGATGAAAATAAACAGACAAGTCCCACAGAAAATTTGCCTTGGGCACATCCAATACAACCATTAACATCCACAGCTATGAGTGGAATGGGTGAAACACCTTTAGGTCCTGTTGAGGGTACTTGGGTTGTTGGTTTTTTTAGAGATGGTAATACTGCTCAAGAACCAATTATATTTGGTGTTATTGCTGGTATTCCAGGGGAAGGTCCGGATAGAGCTAAAGGATTTAATGATCCTAGAATACCTGAGGATGCTCCACATGGAACTTTTCCGAAGGAAGATCAAGCAATTCATGGACTTAATGAACCAGATACAAACAGACTCGCTAGAAATGAAGAAGATTATACACATGCCATTTTTGAAACAAAAGATGCGTGTTTTGTGATCGAACCAAAGGGTGCTCAATCCCGAAAAGCTGATGGGGATAACTGTAGAGGTGTCACACAAGCAACTGTATTAACAAATGAACATCCAACAGTACCGGTTACTCCAGCAAAAATATGGGACGAACCCTTAACAACCAGTACTTTTGTTCAAAATGATGAGGGTGAGGATGTACCAAGATATAAGGCACTCTACCCTTATAACCACGTTTATGAATCTGAATCAGGTCATATTATGGAATACGACGATACCAAGTATGCAGAACGAATTCATGAATATCATAAAACAGGAACATTCTTTGAAATTGATGCATCAGGCACCAAATCAACAAGGATTGTAGCGAATAACTATACAATTGTTGCTGGTACCAATGATGTATCTATCAGGGGAGATTGTAACCTCACAATAGATGGTAATGCAACAACCTATATTAAAAAAGATTGGAATATACATGTTGGTGGTAACAAAACCGAATATGTAACAGGAAATGTCGTTGAAAAATATGCTTGTAACCACTCAACATATGTTGGTAACGACCATACATTAGTGGTTAGTGGAAACAGCAGTATAGAGGTGTGTAAAAATCTTCATGAATATACACACCTGTTACGTCAAGACATAGTAGACGGAAACAGAGAAGATACATATGGTTCCGTACATATACACAAGGTGGCTCAACAATATTATTCCACATCTGGTGACAAAATGGTTATAACATCTTCAGATAATTTATACGCATATGGACAAGAAATACACCTAAATCTTAGTGTCGACCATCCAGCGGATACTCCAGCTGGTTGGCAAGGTCCAACATTAGTGTGTAGTGGGTAAAAATGTCAACAAACATTTCTAGACACACCGATACATTAACAACAGGTCATGGTTGTGATACTATTACAACATTAGCTATACCTGGTCAAACAGATGTATTTGCTGAAGGTCTATTAGTTGCAAGAATTGGTGATCCGACAGTAGTCCACTTAATACCATGTGGTTGTCCTCCTTGTTGTTGTCCACATGTAGCTTATGTTAATAACGGTTCATCTACTGTTTTTTGCCATGGTAGAGGAGTTGCTGGAAAAATGTACGAAGAAGGATGGTCTACAGCTGACCTTGGAGTCATGACAGAAGGAGCACCTACAGTTTTTGCTGGAGATGGAACAGGACCTTAATTATATGGATGTTTTAAAGCGACACCGCTAATTATACACCTGTTTTTAGAGTTTGTCAAGCGTTTTTTTGGATTAATTTGATATAAATAGTAAAAAATAGAGAACTAACAAATGCCAAGACCAGACGAAACAATATTCAGCGATTTCACATTAAATTTGACACCACATCCAGTATCAAGGGATTTGGTAATAGAGACCAATGAATATGCTGTTAAAAGAGCCGTTAAGAATCTAATTTTTACAGAGTTTTATGAAAGGCCTTATAATCCACTCCTAGGATCTAATGTAAAAAAGTCATTTTTTGAACCCTTCACTAATGTTACCGCATCTGATATAGAATATAGTATTAGAGAAATTTTAAATAATTATGAACCTAGAATAGAACTTTTGGAAATTAAAACTGGAGATGATAGAGAGAGAAATGGTCTTAATATTACGATTACATTCCGAATTAATAATCAGGTCCGTCCTGTTATGTTGGACCTTTTCATAGAAAGAGTAAGGTAAAAATATGGGTATTGCAAATTCAACACTATCAGTTTCGGATTTAGGTTTTGAAAACATCAAAGAATCCTTTAAAACCTTCTTAAGAGCTCAAACAAAATTCAATGACTATGATTTTGAAGGTTCAAACATGAGTCTTTTGTTAGACTTATTGGCATATAATACACACTACAACACATATTACACCAATATGGTAGCTAACGAAATGTACCTTGATACTGCATTGATACGGAATAACTTAGTATCGAGAGCTAAAGAGATTGGTTATTTACCTTCATGGTCTAAAGGTGCAGTTGCGAACGTAAGTGTAACCGTTGTGCCTACCACCTCACCCAATACTGTAACAATATCATCAGACACAACCTTTTCTTCAAGTATAGACGACCTAACATTAACTTTTTCAAACGTTAATGATGTTGTAATCACACCCAACTCAAGTGGTGGTTATATCGAAAGCAATATGCAATTGGTTGAGGGACTACCACTCACTCACAAATACACCGTGAGCACTTCAAATGCAGTAGATTACCTCATACCTAACGAGAACGCTGACCTTACCAACCTTACAGTTACGGTCCAAGAGTCCGCAGCATCATCCAATGTCCAATCATATAGTTATGCAAATGACATTACTGAACTCTCAGGAACCTCGAAAATTTACTTCTTAGAGGAAGATAACGATAAGAAATATCGTGTATACTTTGGTGATGGTGTTATAGGTAGGGAACTTACAGATGGTAATGTTGTTATATTGAAATATAGAGTATGTAACACAACTAAAGGAAATGGTGTTCGTACCTTCTCACCCCCAACCTCAATAGATGGTCATTCTGCTATTACAGTATCCACAGTAAGCGTTGGCTCTGGGGGACAAGTGGAAGAATCACTGGAATCTATACGACAAAATGCACCGTTATCATACGAAAGACAGAACAGAGCCGTAACCGTGAAGGATTATGAACGACGTATTATTGCAGATAACCAAGATTTTGCAACTGTTTCAGTCTGGGGAGGCGATGATAATGACCCACAAGTGTTCGGAAAGGTGTATATTGCTGTGAAACCCAAGGTCGGAACCGTTATATCTGATAATAGAAAAGCTGCTCTAATTTCATCACTACAAAAAATCAATGTGTTGTCAATTGACCCAGAAGTTCAAGATGTTGCATATCTATATGTTATACCAACAGTAGAAGTGAATTACAATCCAGACAGGACAACCAAATCTGGAGCAGCTATTGAAGCTCAAGTAAGAACTGCTATAAGTGATTACCAAACAAACAACCTAAATGATTTCGGAAAGGTTTTCAGATATTCCCAGTTCATTAAAGATATTGATGCTGTTGATACAACAGCTATCATAGGCAATGAAACGACTGTGAAAATGCAAAAACGTTTTACACCCTCTACTACAACTTCAACAACGTATGTGGTGAAGTTCACTAACGCAATTAAAGATAATGGGAATGCTGGTGATATAGTATCCACTACATTTACATATGAGGGGTATAGTTCATATTTACGAGATGCGGCATCTAATAACATAATGCAGGTTGTGAGAACTTCAGGAGGTTCAGTCGCTATCGTTGCTGATGCTATAGGTACTATTGATTATGCAGCAGGTACAGTCACTATCAATTCTTTCCTACCTACAGCTGTAGATAATAGTGGAGTGATTAAACTCTCTGCTGAACCTGTCAATAAAGACATCACACCTGTCAGGGACCAAATTCTCCTAATTGATGATACTACAGTAACTACAACCGAAGATAGAGAAGTGTAGTTGATGTAAAATGGTTAATAAAAATTATTCCAACCTTATAGAACAACAATTTCCTGACTTTGTTAGAGAAGACGGACCAAACCTAGTAGCGTTCGTAAAAGCATACTATGAATGGATGGAAGAATCTGGTCAAGTTACTGATGCGACCAAGAGTCTACTTTCATACAGAGATATTGATGCGACACTAGACCAATATGTTGTATATTTCCACGACGAGTTGATGGCAAATATACCACAAAATGTTCTAGCAGACAAAAGACTATTAGCAAAAAACATCAAATCGTTCTACAGGGCTAGAGGCTCTGAGAAGTCATACAAACTGTTATTCAGAATCTTGTATGACGATGACGTAGAGTTCTATTATCCTGCTGAAGATATACTCAGGTGTTCTGATGGTCGTTGGCAAATAGACAAGAAATTGAGAGTCAATGGTAATGATACGACCTACAACATGGAAGGATATGAAATTACAGGTGGGACATCTGGTGCCACTGCCGTTGTTGAACAGGTAATCAAAACAATCTTGGACTCTGGATTTGAAGTATTTGAATTCCTCTTAACAAGTATTGATGGAACGTTCTTAGACGCTGAAACGGTTACTTCTACAAATGGGTATACCGTTACTGCGAGTGGCGCGAACTTTACTGAATCGGGACAATATGTTGGAACCAAGGGTTGGTTGTCATGGGACAAATACTTAGAAGACAACCTCTACTACCAAGAGTTTTCATACGAGTTACAGACCGGTGAGTTTATCAACAAATTCAGAGACATCGTTAAGAAGTTGCTACACCCGGCTGGTGTTGCACTATTCAGTAAGGTCAAATCTGTTGATACGATTAACTTAGCACCATCAGTATTCACTCTTTATGAATTGCTGCTCACTATAGAATCTGCTATTGCTCAAGTATCAGCTAGAGTTGCCGCAAATACTATTATCAATACATCATATGAAATTAAATTAGCACTTTCAGCACTTGACATGACAGGAGTAACAGATGTTGTCTCAAGAAATTTTGATACAATAGCTGGTGTGGAAAACGTCCGCCTGAATGTAGGTGCTATTGCAAATACGAACACCGACCAAGTGGGTGGTTTAGCCAACACCAGATTAAACATCGGTGTTTGTCAGCTAGTAATTACAGACATCATCAATGGTCTTGCCAACACCAGACTAAACATCGGTGTTTCCCAAAACACAAACGTTGACTTCCTTGATGCTTTATGGAACACCGATGTATATGTTGGACCAACATTTGGAGATGGTGCAAATACGGTGACGGCCCGTTTAAGTGCTAACCTAGCTGCTGCAAACGCTTCTTCAGTCGT